CCAGAAGAGGTGGCCGCGGCCAAGCGCACACTCGACGATCGCACATTCCGCCAGGAATACCTAGCCTCTTTCGAGACGCTTTCGGGTCGTGTCTACCCCGACTTCAGCGACGACAACATCTCAGCAGAAGTCAAAGACATCGGCGGAGAAATCTACTGGGGAACTGACTTTAACGTTGGTGTCATGGCTGGCGTTCTGGGCAGTCGTGTCGGTGACACTCTGCATGTCTGGGATGAGATCACTGTGAAGCAGTCAAACACCGATGAGGTGTGCGCCATGCTCAAGGCAAGATTCCCCGGTCGCCATATCGTCGCCTACCCAGACCCGACAGGATCAGCGCGTAAGACCAGCGCAGCAGGTGAAACGGACCACGGCATCATCCGCCGCTATGGCTTCCAGTGCATCAGCCCCAAGCATCCTTGGGCCGTAAAAGACAAGATCAATAGCACCAACTGGATGGTGAAGACGGCTGACGGTCAGATCCGTCTATTTATCCATCCGCGTTGTAAGCACACGATCAAGGCGCTCAAGAACGTCACGTACAAAGAAGGCACCCAGGATTACGTGATCGACAAGTCGGCAGGTATCGAGCACTGGACTGATGGCCTTGGCTACCTGATCCTTGGCGCGTTCAACCAAGTGAAGCCATGGCAGACAGCAAGCGGTGATCGCGCTCAGATCCAAAGGCGCATCAGCGAGAAAAGCAAGATGCTTGGCAGGCGCAGATTGCGCTAGCCATTAAGCAGCATGTCGCCAACCATCTCCTTGAGTGCTTCAGTTTGAAGCATCAAGATGAGGGCGCTCCCATCAAGCCCGCTCTAGCTTGCCAGCTTTTTTCTGCTCCTGCAATCGTTTGATCCAACCGCCAAGCATGGCGCCCACTTCGCCCACTAACGCTTGGGCGGTTTCCAGTTGATGCTCGGTGATCAGTTTGCGCTTGTGATGCACCATGAAGCGCAGCAGAAGCCTGAGCTGTCCAAGGCTGCCGTCGAGGACGTAGCAGCGGCTGAGCTGGCTGGCTTTGATGGCGTCGTTAAGGTGCTGGGCCACCAGAAAGAGCTGCCGAATGAGCAGCTCCCGAAAGGTGCCATGTTTGCGGGGGATCGTTTGCGCGAGCGGGTAGAGGTAGTCGATCACCCGCTCGTACTTCTCCACCATGTAAAGGCCATGAGCCTCCTTAGAGGGATCCGCAGAGGCTCGCTTGCTGGTCATAGAGCTCGGCCCTGTCGGGCCTCCTATGCAAGTATCAGGTGCCGGGCCACAAAGCGAGACCCAATGCTGGCGTGGGCGACGTCGTCGGAGGTCCAAGGAGTGTAGTCCCAGTTGGCACAACGATAACCGGAATTGGCACAACGTGAACCGGAATTGGATCCGTTGTTCCAGTTGCCTCCCAGGTTGAAGCAGAGATGTCGGAGTTTTTCTACGTCATCGCAGCGCATGATTTCACGCTTTGCGGCTTCAACAGCAAACTCGCGTGCAGTGTGCCAATCATTCATCGCTGTGAATAATGCTTGCCTCAGTTTGGCGGTGCCTGAAACGTAGACTGGCCTAAAGCGCAGTCTGGGCAAGAAGTGACCCACCATCCGTACCCGTCAGGTGTGTTCAACGGCCAGGAGCCGCTTGACCCGACGCTTGAGCGCAACCCTGGTAACGATCCAAGTTGGTTGGCGGGTCCGGTTTTGGAGATGAGCCAGCAATGGTTCCCGATTGATGTATGCGTCGGTGGCACGCAGGCATTGCGGTTGCACGCTGACACCTACATCCCGCGAGAACCAGAGGAAGATGAGGAGACATGGCGACGGCGGATTTATCACGCGACGCTTTCGCCATTTACCACTCGCATTGCCGAGCAGGCGGCTGGTCTGCTGCTGCGGAAGCCGATCCAGCTGGTGAGCAAGGATGAGGCTGGCGAGGTTGACCCGTTCTGGCAGGACTTCGCCAAGAACGTTGACGGGTACGGCACCACGATCGACGATTATGCACGCCGCCTTGTGATTAGCAGCCTGCTTTATGGCCACGCTGCAACGATGGTTGACTACCCAAGCACTGAGCCTGCGCCGAACCTAGCTGCAGAGCGGATGCTCGGCTTGCGGCCGTACTTCATCCACGTTGACGCCAAGCAGATCCTTGGCTGGCGGAAGGATGGCGACAGCCCGATCGCACCGATCACGATGGTGCGGATCAATGAGGTGGTGAGCGAACCGCTCGGTCAGTTTGGCGATGAGCTTGTGCGCCAGGTGCGAGTCCTTGAGCCTGGCCGCTGGCGTGTCTACCGCCGCGGCAATGATGATGAAGGCTGGGTGATCTATCAGGAAGGCGAGAGCAGCCTTGGGATGATCCCGCTTGCTCCGGTCTACAGCCAGAAGGTCTCTGAGTTCATTAGCAAGCCACCATTGCTGCCTATCGCCAACCTAAACATCAGCCACGCGCAAAGGGTGGCCGATTTGTGCCATAGCTTGCACGTTGCTGCGTTGCCGATTCTGATGCTCAAGGGCTTCGATGAATCTGGCCCGGTCGGCTTGTCGGCCAACAGCCTGATCATGTTGCCGCCTGAGGGGGATGGCCGCTATGTGGAACCGGCTAGCTCGGCGTTTGACGCTCAGCAGTCATTCATCAGCCAGCTTGAGTCTCAGATGTCCAACCTTGGCATCAGCACGTTGTTTGCGCAGAAGGTGGCGGGCGAAACGGCCGAGAGCAAGCGCCTTTCGCGTACAGACTCAGACAGCCTTATCGCCATTGTGAGCAAGAACCTGCAAAACTCACTTCAAACGGCAATGGACATGGCCGCGGCTTATATCGGGATCGAAGCGCCTGAGGTAATGCTGGATCGAGATTTTGATCTGCAGGTTCTAGATTCCGGTCAGATCCAGCAGTACATGCAACTCTGGAGCAATGGCGCGATCACTCATCAAACTTTGCTTGAGATGCTCAAGAAAGGCGAGGTGCTACCAGAGATCGACATTGAGCGTGAGATTGAGCTAACCGAGCAGGAGCGTGGCGGCGGGATGATGGTTTCGATGTTGCCTCAGCAGCAGCCAGAGCAAGAAGAGGAAGAGCAAGAGCAGCCTGAGCAGAATGAGGACGCAGTGAACCCTGAAGAGTGATGGGCTTGCTCTTTCTTGCTATCGGCCTTCTAGCCTTGCCATTGCTGATCATGCGACTTGAGCGGCCAGGCGAGCTTAGTGAGGTTGCCAAGGCAGCGGTTCAATACTGCAGCGTCACAGGCCGCAGATTGCTCCGCAAAGGACTCAAAGCAATCTCTGCGTCTGTTCAGGTAAGGCTTGCTATCGCAGCCATTGCTCGCAGCGCTCTAAGCCAAGGCATCCAGAAGCGTGAGCAGGCAAAGCAGAATAAGCGTAAAGCCAAGCGCAGCAGCTAGTCTCGGCCTTAGCAAAACGTCAAAACCGTTACCCTAAGGGGAAAGGCGTTGGCCATGATCGAGGTGCTTGCTGCTGGTCTTGGCGCGTCTTTGAGTTTCGTCGGACTGTCTTATACATCATTCAGTCGTCGCAATAGTGAAACCCGCGAGGCTGTGGTGCGATTGACGGTGGCAGTTGAAAGCCTGAGCGAAAAGCTGGGTGATCTTCATGCAGATCTACGCCAAAACAAGCGGGAGATATACGACAGGCTGCAGGCTCACGAATCTCGCATTTCTGGCTTGGAGCACATAATTGATAGCAGGCGAAACCGGTGATGAAAACGCGGCAGCTGCTGCTGATAATGCTTGGCGGAATCATGATCGCTCAGCTCAGTGTGTTCTGGTTCGCTGGTGTCGAATGCGCAAAGCTGGCAAGGCTCAAACCTTCTGCAAGCGCAAACCCTTCATGCCAGAAAGTGAGCGACGATCTACAGCGTGCCGTCGATGCTTATATTGCGGTGATCCTTGCGCTGCTGATCCCGACTGATGGCGCGCCGTCTTAGGCCTATTCGATCGGTCCTTTGTGCAGCCAGTCGGGAATCCAAGTAAAACGCTGATCCGCCTTGCGCACTAGAAAGCGGCCAACCCTGATCGCGATTGGCTTGACCAAGACTTCAACGGCCATCAGCGCAACGAACGTGCCAATGGCCGATTCTGCAATCAGATCAATCGGCTTCATCTGTGGTCTCGATTTCTAGCGTTGGCTCTTCTGTCTTGGCTGAGCGGCGGCGGCGCTTGGGTTGCTCTACAGGCGCAGGTGCTTCCTTCTCTTCAATCGGGAAGCGCTGTTTGCCAATGTAGGTGTAGCGGGTCATGCGTAGGCTATGGCTACGAACAGGCTAAGCGGTGAACGAGCAGCAACTCAAACTGTTCATCAGCCAAGCGTTTGCACTGGCCAACCGTGAGGCAAAGGTGGTGGCGGCATTGGAGCCGCAACTGCTGGCATCAATGAAACGTGTGCAGGATTTGGTGGCCAGTTTGCCGCCGCCTGGTGATCTGTTCCGTGAACGTGCATGGCGCGAACTGCAACCGCGGATTCTGGATGCGCTTGGGCCTTACAACCAACAGTTTCTGAATCAGCTGCAAACGCAGTTGGCTGAGGAGGCACCGCAGATGGCGGCCGAAGCGGTGAAGATGCTTGAGGCTTCTGGCGCTAGCGTGCCTGCTGCTCAGGTTCGGACTACTGAGGCTGTTGGCCGCGGCTTCCCTGGCCTGAACGTGCAAGACAGTGTGCGTGTTGCGCTTGAGTCGAAGGTGAATAACCAGCGTGTGGTTGACCTGTTCTCAGCGACGCCAGACAGCCCAGTTTCTGCCTGGATGCGAACCAATCAGGACGTGATCAATAAGGTCGTAACGCGCGGGATCCTTGAGGGCCAGTCAACAGAGGATATTGCCAAGGGCATCATCAGCACCACGACGCGCAATGGTGAGGAGTATGTGAACACGCAAGGCCCAACGGCAACGCGACGTGTGTTGGCCGAGGAGCGAGCGATCGCGCGCACTGCGGTTCAGGATGCAAACCGCCAAGTGAACGAGGAGGTGTTTCGCGCCAACGAAGAACAGCTAAGCGGGTTGCAGTGGGAGTGGGTCGCTGCGCTTGACAGCAAGACATGCCCGACATGCGCGCCACTTGATGGCCAGCGCTGGGATAAGCGAAGCGATGCCCCAGAATGGCCACTTCATATCAATTGCCGTTGCAGAGTCGTTGCTGTTGACCCGGAGACAGCTGCAGACGTTAGAGCAGGCTTGCAGGTCTCGCCAACGCGTGATGATCTACCAGCTGGCCGAGAGTACAAGACCAAGCTCAAGGTCAAAGACAGCAAGCTTTATAGGGTCTCGACTGACATCAAGGGCAAGGATGGCAAGCCGCCAACCTATGCCGACTTCTTGGCGCAGTCGAACCGCACCACTCAGCAGATGTTCTTTGGTGGCGGCAATGCTGGCAGCATTCGTGCAGAGAGATTCCAGAAGGCGGTAAGAAGCGGCACGCGCCCAGAAGTTGCGTTGAGGGATTTGATAAACAGGGACGCGAATGGTGTTGGTCGCTTTC